AAGGCGGCAGCGGACAAGGAGGCGGCCAAGAAGAAGGCCGACGAGGAGGCGGCCAAGAAGAAGGCGGACGAGGAGGCGGCCAAGAAGAAGGCGGACGAGGAGGCGGCCAAGAAGAAGGCGGACGAGGAGGCGGCCAAGAAGAAGGCCGACGAGGAGGCGGCCAAGAAGAAGGCGGACGAGGAGGCGGCCAAGAAAAAGGCTAAACGGGAAAATACAATATCATCAATATCGAATTATTTTATGAAAGACAATGTTGATAATATTGAAAAACGTTTTAGAAAATTTATAAAGGAACATGGAACAGGTGAAGGACTTAAATTTACAGATAACGAATTTGAAAAAATAGATAAGGCGGTAATTAAAAGAGCAATAAAAAATTTAAGTGACCCCCCCTCCGCTACATCACCGCAACAAACAGATTCTAAATTTAGTATTAGAACAACAAATGCACTAATAGAAGTTTTAGGAAGAACAATTAAAAAGAAAAAAAATGTAAAAGAACTTTTTGATTCATATAATATAAAAATAACATCAAAAGAACTAGACGCTATATTTAAAAATTATTTTGAAAATGGAATAAATAAAAAGAAAATATCAAGCTTTATGGACAGCGAAAGTAAAGATAATGATAGTGAAAATGTAGAATTCATAGTAAATAGCATTGCAGGTATTAGTGAAAATGACTTAATAGAATTATTTAAAAAGAACAAATTATCACTTAATGAAGATGAAATAAAGAAGCTACACGAAAAATACTTTAAAGATGGTAAATTTAATATGGAAAAATTAATTGAACTATACGGTATAATATAATTATATTATGTAGAATAATATGGAATACTGGATACAACTGGCGGTATTGGTAACGTTATTAAATTTACTATGGTTTATACTTGTAAAACACTTTGCCAAGACAGATGACAGCATTATAATAACATGTTATTTGTCAATATTTCAGCATTTTTTGCATTAATAGTATTAGCATATAAATATCATGAGAATGAGGTTAGTATAATTCCTGTTAATATAATGGGGATGCTTTTACTAGCAATATTACATTTTACAGCATATATTGCTCTTGTAAAAGCGATAGAGTATTCGAATAATCCAGGATATATAAGAGCATTTGTTGGATTGGAAATATCAATATTAGCCGTATTTTATGCGATATATTTTAAAGAGTATATGAGCAATTTAAAGATTTTTTAGCATAGGAATTATTGCATTAGGGATCATACTTATATCATGTTTTGAATAAATCAATTAAATCCGATTGGTCTTATCCAATCTTTAACACAAATATTATCATTTTTAACAGTATGTGAAAAAAAGCAATCACATTTAATATAACAGAATTTACTTTTTCGTTTCAAATATCTAGGTATATCATCGCTATTATTAATTTTCTGTGTATTGTTAGAAATATTATATTTTAAATAGGTATTATTAATAAATGCAGGTGTAACTTTCATATTTTTTTCTGTAAATAACATATAATTATTATTAAGAATTGTTAAATAAACTAAAAATGAAATAAACTTTATCATCATTAAAGTATAATAATAACTATTTTTTATATAAAAAATATATATTTTTTTGTTTTTTTTAATTATGATGTATATAAGGTGATAGTGATTATTCATTAATATAATCTTTGAGCTTTTGCATTACGACACATCCGTCTCTAATGCGGGTATCAGTACTGAATTCATCGTCATTGTAGCGCGAGCAACATGATTCGCACACGCGTAAATTCTTCACGACAAGCTCGCCATTATTAGGAAGAGGCCAAACAAATTTGTAATGTGGCTTGCCATCACGTCTAATGTGCGGTTTGAGAGCGTACCATGGCCCATCAATGTGATTGGTGGGTTCAGGTTCGGGATCCACAGAGCAGCAGGGGCCACAACAGAACATGACATTCTTAGCATCAATAATCACGTTGCTTGACATTATTGTCCTTCTTGTGTTCTCTATATATACTAAGATGTTGTTTGCTTGGCAAAGTTCACTGTGATGAGAAGGCTTCTTGTGAAAAGTTTCAACAAGCAGATATTGGGTAGGCTGTGCCTGATGAGAATATAAAATAAAAATTATCAATTTTTTTATAAACCTGAACATATTTATTATGTTAATAATAATTAGAATAAGAATATATAATGTCTGATTCAAGAGCTGCTGGTGTATCATTATCTCAGTCATTGACTACCGCAATGTCTGAATTACCTGATAGGACTGTGAAAGCATTAAAGAAAGATACAAATAACTTAGCTGGTCCAAATAAAAAAATCAAGCAAGATGCTTGTAAGAAATATTTAAAGGAGTACAAAAAATTTGTAAATGGAGAAATAGATAGTATAACTCATCCAGTTACTAAAAAATCAATAACGAGGAAGGATAGAATAGATTTTATAGCTGATCAATGTCGTGCTGCATTTGATTTGAGTATTTCGGGAAGCATCAGTAGCAGTAGCAGTAGCAGTAGCAGATCCAACGATGCTGATCCTTACAAAGATTTAAAAACATTAACTTTTAAAGATATTGATAAAATATTAGAATATCCTACTGAAACCTCAGCAGCAAAACATAAACACTTATTATCTCTTTTTAGTAAAAAAGTTAAAGTAGAAAAAGCTACACAAATATTAAAGGAATATTTAGAAGACCGCTCTATAACTGATGAAAATGTTTTATTATATAGAAAAATAAAAGAGCGTATTAAAACAAGTTATTTAGTAAGATATGATTCATTCATGACGGCTACTGAATTAAACAAAATTGTTAAAGACAATTATTTTACCGCGGGTTATGGTAGTATTATGAGTGCAAATGCACCTTCGGAAATTAATACAAGCAAGGTATTCAAAGACGCTGATAACTTATTTGAACAAGCAATATTATATAATGACCAAAATAAAAATGAAAACGATTACAAAATACTTGTAAAAGATAGTTATTATAAATATTATGCTGTCGAATTCATGTTACTTCAATTAATTAAAATATATGAAGGCAAGCGGGCCCAAAGGGTAGCATCAGCGGAAATGTATTTATCATTAATTGATAGATTAATTGAGGGAACACTTTTAATTTCTGATCCGGATGCTTCAATATCGTTTGAAAAATCTCTCAGCTGGTCTGCTTCACCAGAAGATCCCATACTAAAAGCTGAATATAAAACCAATAAAGAAACAGAATTGGCAAGAATAATGGATGCAGGGAAAGAATATGCAGGGAGCATAAATGATGCTGATTTTTATACGATGGATGAATGGGCGGATATGTCTCTAAGAAAATTAAAAAGTGTTGTAGTAATTCCTTATGAAGAAAATGGTAAAACTTATGCAAATGCATATTATGTCAAATCATTATATAAAGCCTGGTATATGGCTGTTAAAGATGGTAAACCATTTTTAAATCCAGCAAATAGAAAACCATTCACGCAAGAAAACAAAGATAAGATATTAGAAGTTATTCAAGATTTATATCCAGGATTAAAAGCTCCTAGATATGGTTCACAAGGTGGAAGAAGTGATATAAATGTCACTTATACAAATGATTATAATAACACATATACTATACAGGTATCTTATCTTTATCCAAGGAAGGACCATTATTATAATTATGCAAAATATGCTTTAATAAAAATTCAGTTTCCAGCAAGTTTCATATATGCTGATGATAACAGACCCGATGATGAATCAGTTGTACCATTAGCTTATAATCCAACATTTTTATTTGATATAATAAATAATTTAATGAGACAAAATAAAATAATAGGAAAAAAGGTACCATTTAAAATTAATGATGCTTTTGCAGAAAATAATAATAAAAAATTAAATAAAGTACAATACATGAGGTTTTTTGATAAATTAAGATTATTAATTTAACTTATTTTTTTAATTATATAAAATAGAATAACAATATAAAAATGTCTAGTTCAAGAGCAGCTGGTGTATCATTATCTGAATCATTAACGACTGCAATGTCTGAATTACCTGAATCAACCATAAAAGCATTAAAGAAAGATACAAATAACTTAGCAGGTCCAAATAAAAAAATCAAACAAGATGCTTGTAAGAAATATTTAAAGGAGTATAAAAAATTTGCGAATGGGGAAATAGAAAGTGTAACACATCCTGCAACAGGAAAATCAATAACAAGGAAAGATAGGATAGAATTTATAGCAGATCAATGTCGCGCTGCGTTTGATATGCGTTTATCAGGTAGCAGAAGCAGAAGCAGAAGCAGAAGCAGAAGCAGAAGCAAATCAGATGAAGATAATCCTTATAAATTATTAAAACTACCATTAACTTTTAAAGATATTGATAAGATTTTAGAATATCCAACTAAAACAATACCTATAAAAAATAAACATTTAATGTCACTTTTTAAAAACACAAATGGTATAAATATTGAACAAGCAACAGAATTATTAAAAAAATATTTGGAAGATCCGGCTATCAAGGATACTGATGTATTGTTATATAGAAAAATTCGTGATAATATTAAAGTAGATTTTTTACCACAATATAGTCCATTTATGTTAGCTACAACGTTTAATGAATATATTAAAAATAGCTATTATGAAAGAGCTGATTATGCTCCAACAAGTTTACAATTAACAAGCACGAAAGCAGTATTAACAAAAGCCGATAATTTATTTAAAGAAGCAATATTCTATCGAGATGATAACAAAACTGCTGATGATTTTAGACGAAATATAAAAGACAATTACTATAAATATTATGCTATTGAATTTATGTTACTTCAATTAAAAAAGCATTATAAATATAGACATATTGGGGAACAAGCACAATTATATTTAAGACTTATTGATAAATTAATAGAGGGTACTGTAAATATTACAGACCCAGACGCATCAATATCGTTTGAACAATCACCTGACTGGTCCGCATCACCAGAGGATCCTATATTAAAAGCTGAATATAAAACCAATAAAGAGACAGAATTGGCAAGAATAATGGATGCAGGAAAAGAATATGCAGGGAGCATAAATGATGCTGATTTTTATACGATGGATAAATGGGTAGATATGTCTCTAAGAAAATTAAAAAGTGTTGTAGTAATACCTTATGAAGAAAATGGCAAAATATATGCGAATGCATATTATGTTAAATCATTATACAAAGCCTGGTATTTAGCAATAAAAGACCAGAAACCTTTCCTAAATCCATCAAATAGAAAGGAATTTAAACCAGAAGATAAGACTAAAATATTAGAAGTAATTCAGGATTTATATCCAGGACTAAGAGCGCCTAGATATGGTACAACAGGTGGAAGAAGTGATATAAGTATCACATATACAAATGATTACATGACAACATACTTTATAAAAATACATTATACATACCCATGTCAAGAAGCTTGGGCAGGTATTTGCAAACATTTATTGATAAAAATAGAATTTCCATCAAGTTTTGCATATACTGATGATAATAGACCCAATGATGAATCTGTTGTACCACTCGCTTACAATCCCACGTTTTTATTTGAAATGATAAATAATTTAATGAGAAGAAATAAGATAGTTGGAAAAAATATACCATTTAAATTAGCAGAACCTTTTGCAGAATTGCATGACAAAAGAATTAATAAAACACAATACATGAGATTTTTTGATAAACTTAGACTTATGATTTAATTATAGTTTAGAAAGCCCACTAATATAGTGGCATTTATATCCGGTATTTGATAATTTTTTAGTATATCTTGATAATTCGTTGATATGTATTTTAGTATTTGGGATTATATTTTTTAAAGCTTCACTATCATGATAATATAGTGTTAAATATTCATTATTTTTAACAAAAATTATATCTTTTTCATAATGCGAGTCGATATAATTGTTCATTTTTATTATAATATATACATAATGTTATATCAATTAAAAACGAGTACATAATTAATAAAAAGTATAAAATTTTAAAAAGTTTATAAAATTGAAAGAAAAATAAAATTATGTACTCTAATTATTTATTGACGCGCTTGTTGTCGTTGTTGTCTTCGTAGTCGTTGTTGTCTTCGTAGTCGTAGACGTCTTTGTTCTTGTCTTTGTTTTTGTCCTTGTCCTTGTCTTTGTCTTTGTCTAGCACCGCCACTATTAGTATACATATTATCGGGAGAGAGGGCTTCTTGAAAAGGTTCCGCATTATCTAAAAAAGATTCGTACCCGCCACGTTGTCTTAATAAGTTGCGTAGTTTGCGCAATTGCTGTCTTTGCCGTCTTTGTTGCGAAAGGAAGTTAGTTTTATTTCTGTTACCGCCTCCAAGAAGTCCATCATCTTGAACATCTTGGAAAGATTCTTCAACCATTTCTTCATTACCACCACTTTGTTGTTGGCTGCACGAACTTCCTCCCTTGCGGACCTTACGGACCTTACGGACCTTACGGACCTTGCTTACCTTTTTGGCAGCTAGTTTTTTGGCATACATTTTCTTGTAATTAACGAAGTTCATCATTCGTCCCTTACGCTTAACATATAATTTGCTACTACCAGATTTTTTGTAAACAACAACCTTGGTCTTTTTACCTTCTACTTTCTTAGACCCCGCTTTTTTGTAATCACTCATAACTTCTATTATTGGGTAAGAAAAATTATTAAACGCACTATTTATAAAATAAAAAATAATATAAATAAACACACATATATAACAATATTTAATTATAATCATCGCGGATTTTATCAAGAATATTTAATACCTTATCGCAATTATTAGTAATATCTGATTTATTCTTAATTTCGCCAATAAGGCTATTGATTTTATTCAATTTATAATTTAGCTTTTCTTTTTTATTATAATGTTTAAGAGCGTAATATTCAATATCTTCTTCGGTAGCGAACAAATATTTAGAAAGCAAATGTTGATTATCGCCATTATCGTAATCAAAATCATCAATAATATAGAATGTAAGAATGCGACCTTTAATAGAACCGTATGTACGACCAAGTTTATTAGCAATTTCTTGAATATCATTATGTGTAATTTTACTTTTATCAAGAATTTTCTTAACTACATTTTCGTCATCAACATTCCATCTTTTACCGTGATTAAAAGTTGTAGTTTGCTTGATAGTATGCTGATTAGAATCAATAGATACGGTATTAGCGGTTAGCGAGCTTCTAGTCATAATAGTCATGTTGGATAACAATATAGTATCAATGTGATTATCAATTTTTATTTTATATGATATATAAAAATAAAAAAATATAATAAATAATAAATAATGAATAAAACGAATAATGTAATTGATGAATTAGACCCATCAACGGAATTATGTAAATTACTGAAAAATATACCTTTGGTAGATAAAAAATATATATTCTGTCGTATGAATCATGAGCGAGTAAGTAAACGCATATTTTTTAATAATTGGAAATCTTATAAGAGAAAACGTTAATTCAATAAATTTAAATTGTGTTTATTCCAAATATCGTGACAGAAGGTTTTAATACCGCCATCATTTTTGGAACCCCAAGCCAGAAATCTTTGGATACCGGAAGCATTTTTAAAAAAACATACAAATTCAATATATATTTTATCTTCATCTTTAAAATGATTTAGATTTTTAGGAATATTGATATAAATACCATTTTTGAATTTAAGCTGATAATATTTATCAATATCATTGTTTGATATTGGTATAAAATATTTGTGATTAGCGCTCCATGTCAATTGATTATAATATGTATTATTCAATATATTTTGTATTCTATAATTACCTTCCCAATTATTTTTTAAAATTATATAGTTAATTGTAGTATTGTTATCAAAATTATCAATATCAGTATCGGTAGTATAATTTACATTTTCTAAATTATATAATTCATATAAATTACTCAGGTCAATTTTATTATTGATATTAATAGAATTATTAATCATATTTTCTTTTTTAAGTATAAACTCTTTTAAATTGCCATTGATACCATCATAAGAAATATACATTCCAGTTCTGATATCATTATTATAAATATATTTATCAGTTAACCAGACATTAAATGATATAGTATAATTAGTATTATTGATATTATTTTTATCAAAAAGTTTATTTACAATATCATTTTTAGGAATATGAGGACTACATGTAACACCGCAATGACTGGGTCTTACAACAAGTGTTCTTAATATATCAGCATATTTATCAAGTTTATCATAACTCCGTGTATGTTTCAACTTGATAATTCTATTAGAATATAGATGTTCATTCTTATAATATTCTTTATAATTATCAAAATATCTTTTATTTTTAATGTAATATGGTGGTAACTTCACATTATCATTAATTATTTTAGAACTTTTAATTTTATTATTTTTACAAATATAATTAGTTAAAACGATATTATTATTCCAACATTCAGGGTCAGCAATAATATCATTTCTTGTTTTGATAAAATCTATATTATTATAATAGTACCATTTGCCGATGTAATTAGCTTCTTTATTATCATAAGGGAAAAGCTTATTATTCCAGTTCCATTTATTATCAACATAATTAAAAGATTGTCGTATAGGATATATAACAGAGTAAAGATTAAATGATATAACGCATTTTATATAAAATAATAATAATAAACTTCTCATATTAATAATAATTATATTTAAATATTTAAATAAGAATATTCAATATATCCAAAATAATTTAAACATATAATAATATTATTAAATTATCTGGGATGTTAAGGTTTTTGTCTAAACCATTTAAAAGATGGGCATTTAACAGAGCTAAAAGATATACTAATTATTATATTAAAAAATATAATAGAAAATATATAATTAAATATCTAAATAAGCAAAGAAAAATCGCAGAATTGAAAAATAATAAAAACCATGCATTACTTGCTGGTAAGATAAATGATATAGATTTGTTAAAAACCATTGAAGATAAATTAGAAATTAAGGCACAAAGGGAAGATATATTATTTATAATAAATGCACACCTAATAAATACATCAAATATATGTGAAATATACGACTATATATTTATTTTTGATTTTTTAAATTATATTATCAATTTAAATAGTATTAATAAAAAGGATATAGGATTGGACCATTCTAAGGTGAGAGAATATTGGTTAAAACGTGGTCCCAGGATATTCATAACATCAATAATATTTGTAGTAACAAATTATTTACTATATACACGATTAAAAGAGATAGATAATAATACTAATATTTATCTAATATCAATAAATATACTAACACTGATATTATCTTTCTATATGTTATATTATAGATTGCCGGATAGTATAGAATCGGCGATAGCAAGAACGACACATGATTATTATGTGAAATATAAAAAGGAATTAAAATCAATAGTATAATATTTAATTAAAAGATAGTAATAATAATCCAACAGAAGTTAATATAATACCAGCAATACCTCGTTCAGATATTAAAATGGTATTTTTATTTTGATAATATTGGTTATAATAATAACTATAAACTAAAATTATCATAATTTCCAATGAAACGAAAGCTCTAAAATATGCTGGATTAGGACATACTTTTATAATATGATAACTTAATAATATTAAGAAAAACACGATAAACGCATAAATATAATATTTGGGTTTATATAATTCATCACAATGTTGTGTATAAAATGATAGAAAATATGCGATACATAATATACCAACTAATATATTAACAATGATTGGAAAAATGTAACTAGGTGTATCGTCTATTCTTAAAAACATGATTAAAGATGCCGACATGATACTCCTAATAATAGACAAGTGTACCCAATACATTAGTAAGGTGGTCTATATAAATGTAATAAAATAATAAAAAATTGATTGATATAGTAAATTAGAATATTTATAGCAAACCATGGCTCAAAAGAATTTCGTTGTTTCATTTAATGCGAGTAATGATAATACAAGATCTGTATTATCGGGATATAATAGTGAAATTATGGAAATCATGATTAGAATTAATACGTGTGATAATTATTGTCATGCGCAAAATAGTAAAATAGCAATAATAAATGATTTTATAAATACAAACAAAGAAAGTATAGAACATATAATATATATATATAGCTTTGAATTAGCATTAACAAAGTATAAAGAAAGATTTAATGGATTAAATAGTATTATTAATGTGTTGATAAAAGATTTAGTAATAATGATTATAGACGAAATAATATGCATATATGAAGCACATGAAGTGGAGATAAATCCGATAGTTGATTATAATACTATTAATAAATGTAAGGTAGAGCGAGAAGATTCGCCTACTATTGAAAACATTGATAACGGATTACAATTTAATATGGATGTAAGGGCTAATTATAATACAATTATTGGGAATATGATATCAGAAAACAGTAACTATTAATTAATATAAAGTGCTTCTTTAATCTTGAAAATGTCTGTTTTAATTTGTTGATTTTCGTTTTTAAGTATTTCATTTTCTTTTTTTAATTCGCTAACTTGTTTATTTAAATCTTTTATTGCTTCTACAAATACAGGTGCAAGTTTTTCATAACAAACTGTTAGGTAGTTATTACCGGATTTAGATACAATATCGCCATTTTTATTTTTAACACTATCAAATGGGGCTAATTTTACTAGCTCGGGTAAAACCTTTTGAACATCTTGTGCACTCAAACCTATATTTTTTTCATTTGTAAAACCGTTTTCAACAGCTAATTCGTTTGCTTTATAATAATATCCTTTTAAATTGTCAATAATATCAAGAGGGTTATCAATATTACTAATAAATTCTTTTAATCTTTTATCAGAGTAATATGCTGTAATGGAACCAGTCGCTACAACATTACCAATAATATGTAATTTTTCAACAGGTTCAATAGATGTTCCTCCTGTTGTTTCATTAAAATTTAATAATTCACTTCTACCAACACCTAGATTACCATCTTTATTTATGCGAAACTGTGTTTGAGCAGCTTTTTGAATATTAACTATACTTCCGGCGATTGTATCATCATTGGGGCCACTGTATGTTTGATTAACAATTAAAATACTTTCTGTATGGGATCTTTCCAATTTCATTGAACTAAAATTAATATAATTATCAGGATTATCAAGTGAAAAAGCTCCTTCTACAATTAAGTCACTTTTAAGAGTTACAGGATTATCAAAAACAAAATTATAATTTTTGGGTGCCGCAGAAATAAAAAACTCTTTATCGAGTGAACCACTATCTAAAATAATATCTCTAAGTGAGAAAAACTTATTATACCAACCACCGTTTTGTGTTTGCATTTCGTCAATCAATGGTGGGATAGCAATATCGTCTAATGTAAATGTGTTTAATCTACCAGATAATATATTAGAATTATTTTCTATAACGTTTATTCCATTTATTTTAAAAGCACCATTTGATGTATTTATATCACCATTGACATCTAATCTAAAAGCACTATTTGGCATAGTACCTATACCAACACAATGTGTGGGTTCGGGAGTTTCTGAGGGATACCAAATTTTATTATCCTCTTTTGCCCATTTAGACGAACCTTGTGTAGCTAATATTAATTGATTACTATCATTGAATTGAAAATCACCTTCAAAAATTTTTAACATACCTTTTATGTTTGAAGATGCCGAAGGAAAACTATCAAAATCATCAAATTTTAATGGTACACCATTAATTAAAATATTACTACCTGCGGGTAATGAAATATTACCAGCTATTTGAAGTTCGCTTTCGCTATTATTCCATTTGAGTGATTCAGACTGAGCAATATTATATTGGTTATTACCTAATAAATTACCTATTAATATACCTCCACCTATACTAAAATTATTACGTCCTGTCCCTCCTCTACTAACTGATAATGTTCCTGATGAAACATTAGTAGCATCAATAGAAGTTATTTCACTACCATTGCCTTTAAATTTAGCAGCATTTAATGTTCCAGCTCCATTATTCCAATATAAACTACTACTTTGTTCTATTGTCGTAATACCACCATATAGTAGTTGTAGCGGTTTAATATTATCCACGCCTATACCACCTCTAATTATGGGTAAAATACCATCTGTAATATTACATGTATTAATCAAAGTAATATTACTACCAATCGCATCTATTTCTTCACATTTAATATTACCGATAATATCTAATGCATTTTCTGGCTCTGTTACACCAATACCTATTTTACCAAAAAAAGAACTATTACCATATACATGTAATAAATTACTATTAGCTTCACCTTCTTCGTAATTAATCTTTAATATATTATTTAAATTATTATGTTCATTTCCTATAATATTAGAAGTAAATAACTCGCCATTAATAAGAGCATCACCATTAATATCTAATGTTTTTATAGGAGAATCATTATTAATACCAATATTGCCATTTTCTTTAATAGTAATGTAATCAATAAAAGTACCTCCATAAGAATTGCTTTTATTGTTTTGAATTCTATAATCTCCTGATTCAGTCGATATTTGCCATACCATTTTATTAGACTCTATTATATAAGGTATTATTATTTTTAAATAATTAATATTATGTTAATTCTTTTCCATAAAATTTCCCATTATTTTCATATATCTTATATTTTTCAATAGTTTTTTTTTTATAATTATCTAAATTGGTCTTATTTGTATTAAGATCAGTTAATATATTTCTTTGCTTTGTTTTAGGGTCTATATTGCGATTATGATTATATTCTAATTTTTTTTGCTTATTAGCTTCATACCATTTTTTATAATTTAATCTTTTTCTTTCGGCAATTGTCATTACGTT